CATAGCTGAGGGTGTTGCGGGTGCGCGTGACTGGATGCCAACCGTTGCTGTGGTTCTTCCAGACGAAGGTGAAGCTATAGCCCTCATCGGTCTGCCTGATGACCGTCGTCCCTCTAGGGTCACCGGAGTCTGCCTTCCAGCTGCCTACAAATGGGTCGCCGATGGTGACCACACCCGTCATGTAGGCAGCGACCAACGCAACTGCAACGACCGCCGCCAGCCCCACCGCTACCGTCAAGGTGCGCCTGCTCATGCCATGAGTATATCCGTGCCGTCACCGTGTGCCGGCGACCCTGCCGGGCGGGAGATTCTGTATGCCTAGCCGCCTCATCGGGCTGGAGATAGAGAGCCCCTTCCGGTTCGTGTGGCTCAAGTACGTCACCGGCGTGGACCTGTCGGTGCACTGTGCCAAGAGCCTCCTCGGCCGGTACGACACGCGGATCGGCCCCAAGGCCGCCGGCGACTACGAGCTGGACGAGAGCCCCGCCGGCGTCATCTACCTGTGCGGCGTGGCCAAGCCCTACCGCTGGAGCGCCAACGTACACGCCGCCTGGGCAGTAGACCCCGACGCCTTCTTCTCGTTCGAGACGAACGGCATCAGCGGCGTGGTTGAGGGCGGCCGGCAGCTCGTCATCCCCCGGCCCGTCCCTCGGCCGGCGCTGGCGCACGGCGAGGCCCGCGCCTACTTCACCTGCCGCAACTGGCAGTTCGCGGCCCGCTACGGGCCCGAGCTTCCCCCGGCCACCCCGTAGTCCCCGCCCCACGTCAACGACAGGCCCGGTTGCCCCGCAAGCGCATCGAGCTAGACCTAGATGAGCTGGAGAAGCTCGCCAAGCTACAGTCCACGCACGCCGATGTGGCGGCGTGGTTCGGCGTCTCAGAGACGCTAGTCCGCAACCGCCTGAAGGAAGCCAAGTACCTCGCCGTGTGGGACAGCGGCAAGGGCAAGGGCCGCGTGTCCCTGCGTCGAGCTCAAATGCAGACGGCGCTGGGCAAGAGCCGCTCCGCGGCCACAATGCAGATTTGGCTGGGGAAGCAGTACCTCGGCCAGCGCGAGGGCGACGACAGCGGGGCCGACGCGGCCAAGTGCGCCATCGTCGAGCTGATGGACCGGCTCCGGGCCGGCGCGTGAGCATCGGCCTCCCGAGCGGTAAGCAGGCCGCCAGCATCATCGGCTCCAACGCCCGCATCAACCTGTGGCACGGCAGCGTGTCCTCGGGCAAGACGGTCGGCTCGCTGATCCGCTTCATCGACTACTGCCTCACCGGCCCGCCCGGTGACCTGCTGGCGATGGGGAAGACGGAGCGCACCCTGAAGCGCAACCTGCTCGACCCCATCGAGGAGCTGATCGGCCCCGGCATCAAGATGAACCGGGGCACCGGCGAGGCCCGCATCTTCGGCCGCCGGGTCTACCTCGCCGGCGCGAACAACGAGGGCGCGGAGGTCCGCATCCGGGGCCTCACCGTGGCCGGCGCGTACTGCGACGAGGTGACGACGTGGCCCGAGAGCATCTTCAAGATGCTCCTGACCCGGCTCCGCGTCCCCGGCGCGAAGATGTTCGGCACCACCAACCCGGACGCCCCGACCCACTGGCTCAAGCGCGACTACATAGACCGCGCCGACGAGCTGGACATGACCGTCTGGCACTTCACGCTGGACGACAACCCGTTCCTCGACCCGGCCTACGTCGCAGCGACCAAGGCCGAGTTCACGGGCGTCTGGCGCCAGCGCTTCATCGAGGGCCTCTGGGTGGCCGCTGAGGGCGCGGTGTACGACGGCCTGAGTACCGGGGCCGGTGGCCGGCACGTCGTGTCAGCGGTCCCCGAATGCGACCGCTACGTGCTGGGCATCGACTACGGCACCAGCAACCCGTTCAGCGCTCTGCTCATCGGCATCGGCCGGGACGATTGCCTCTACGTCTGCCGCGAGTGGGTGTGGGACTCGGCGCTCAAGCACCGGCAGCTCACGGACGGCGAGTACAGCGCTCGCCTGGGCGACTGGCTCGACACCGGCGCCGACCACCTGCTGATGGAGGGCAGGAAGGCGCTCACGGTCCCGGTGGAGGACGTGATCGTGGACCCGTCCGCGACCTCGTTCCGCCGGCAGCTCGCCGTGGACGGCTGGGGCTGGGCGACGCCGGCCGACAACGCCGTCATCGACGGCATCCGCTACGTGAGCGCCCTTCTCGCCAACGACCGGCTGTTCATCCATGAGAGCTGCGAGGAGCTGATCCGCGAGCTGACCGCCTACCACTGGGACGCCTCGGCGCAGAAGCGCGGCGAGGACAAGCCGGTGAAGGTCGACGACCACGGCCCCGACGCGCTGCGCTACGGCGTCATGGGCCTCAAACGCTTCTGGAGCCGCTGGCTCACCAACGAGATGAAGGAGTCCGCCTGATGCCTCTGCCCACCGACAGCAAGACCGCTTGGCCGCCAGCCTCGTCGGTCGCCGGCGACCTTGCCCAGTGGGGCGCGTGGTACTCCGGCAGCAGCTACGACCTGACCGCGACCGTGGAGAGCGCCCAAGGAGCCGGCCTGTCTGGCTACGTCAGGGGCCTGTGGCGGCGCAAGGAGAAGCTAGCCAAGGGCGGTAGCCCCGCCAGCACCGTCGAGCCGCTGCACGTCCCGCTTGCGTCCGAGATCGCAGCCGTGAGCGCCGACCTGCTGTTCGGGGAGTTCCCGGAGCTGACCGTCGAGGACGACGACGCGCAGGCCCGCCTCGCTGAGCTGGTCGACCTTGGTGACCTGCAGAGCGTCATGCTGGAGGCCGCCGAGGTCACCGCCGCGATGGGCGGCTCCTTCCTCCGCGCCACCTGGGACAAGACGCTGGCCGATCACCCGTTCCTCACCGTCATGCACAGCGACCAAGCGGTGCCCGAGTTCCGCTATGGCCGCCTCGTCGCCGTCACCTTCTGGCGCGAGGTCCAGAAGGACCAGAAGGTCGTCTACCGCCACCTCGAACGCTACGAGGCCGGCCACATCCTGCACGGCCTGTACGCCGGCACCGAGAACACGCTCGGCAACGCCATCAGCCTGACCTTCCTGGCCGAGACGGAAGCGCTCGCTGAGGACGTGACGCTGCCCGAGGCGCTGAGCAAGGGGCTGGCCGCGTGGTACATGCCCAACGTGCGGCCCAACCGGCGCAACCGCCAGAGCCCCCACGGCCGCGCCGACATCGCCGGCAGCGAGGGGCAGCTCGACGCCCTCGACGAGACGTACACGAGCTGGATGCGCGACATCCGCTTGGGGCAGGCCCGCATCATCGTGCCCGAGTCGGCGCTGGAGCCCACGGGCCGGGGCCGGGGCAAGGGCAAGCAGCTCGATCTCGACCGCGAGGTCTTCACCACGCTGGAAGTCGACCCCACGAAGGTCGGCATCGAGCAGGTGCAGTTCGCGATCCGCACGGCCGAACACTCCGCGACGGCCCGTGAGCTGGTGGAGCGCATCGTGTCGTCGGCCGGGTACAGCCCGCAGACCTTCGGCCTGTCCATCAGCGGCACCGCCGAGTCGGGCACGGCGCTGAGGATCCGCGAGGGGCGCACCTTCCAGACCCTGTCCCGTAAGCAGCGGTACGCTGCCGGGGCCCTGCGGCCGGCCATCCGCGGACTCCTGGCCATCGACGCCGCAGAGTTCGGCAGCAAGGCCAAGCCCCTGACGCCCAAGGTCGAGTGGGTCGAGGAGCGCCAGAGCGTGAACGAGCTGGCCACCACCGCCGACCTGCTGCGCCGCGCCGAGGCCGCGTCCACCGAGACGCTCGTCAAGATGACGCACCCGGAGCTGACCGACGAGCAGGTCAAGGAGGAGGTCGCCCGCATCCAGAAGGAGAGCGGTAGCGTCGTAGACGCCGACCCGCTTCAGACTGGGGCGCTCGCCTAGTGCCGAGCCCGGCCGACTCCGAGCGCCTCGCCCGTGAGGTCGCTGACATCTACGCCCGCGCCGAGCTGCGCCTGCTGGAGCTGATCCGCAGGCAGCTCGACGCCGGCAAGGACCGCCCCGACTGGGCAGAGCGCCGGCTCGCTTACGTGCGCCGCATCAAGCGCGAAGCCCAGGCCATCGTGGACGGGGTGGAGTCGCAGGTGCCTGACGCCGTGCGGGCCGCCATCACGGAGAGCTACCGGATCGGCAGCAACGCCGCCGCCGGCGAGCTGACCGCCGCCGGGGCGCTCGCTCCGGTGTACTCCAACCCGAAGGTGGTCGAGGCGCTCGTCCGCGCCACCACCGGCAACCTCATCGAGGCCCACTTCGGCATCGTCCGGCAGACGGCCGACACCTTCCGCGACGCCGTGGTGGCCGAGGTCGAGGAGGCGCTCGCCAGCTCCGGGGCGACCCGGCTCACCGCCAGCCAGCGCGTCGTGGACCGGCTCGCCTCGGCCGGCTACCGGGGCTTCACCGACGCAGCCGGCCGCACATGGTCGCTCGACGCCTACGCCGAGATGGCCGTGCGCTCCACCACGGCACAGGCGACCATCCAAGGCGCGGTCGACCGCTACGCCGCCGCCGGCCGCGACCTCGTGTACGTCTCCGACAGCCCCGAGGAGTGCGGCCTGTGCCGGCCATGGGAGGGGCGCGTCCTGTCCATCGGCGGCGGCTCCTCACAGCACCCGTCGCTGGCCGAGGCCACGGACGCCGGCCTCTTTCACGCGAGCTGCACCCACCGCGTCAACCTGTACACCGAGGGCCTCACCCGCCTGCCCACCGACACGGCCAACGCGCAGGGCTACGAGGACCGCCAGCAGCAGCGCTACCTAGAGCGGGGCCTGCGTGAGTGGAAGCGCCGGCAGGCCGTGGCCAGCACCCCGCTGGCCAAGGCCAAGGCGACTGCCAAGGTCCGCGAGTGGAGCCAGAAGATCGACGCCCACACCAAGGCGACCGGCCGCCAGCGCCAGCGCCAACGCGAGACAGTCAGCAAGACAGCGACCAAGGAGTAGCATGACCGACCTCTCCCAGCAGAACCCGCCCGCTGCCGCCGCGCCCGTCGCCGCCCCTGAGCCGCCGCAGGGGCCCGCTGGAGCGCAGGCCACACCGCCCGAGGGTGGGGAGCCCGCCGCGCCGGCGACGCCGCCCACGGCCGTCTTCACGCAGGCCGACATCGACCGCGTGGCCGCCAAGGTGCGCGGGGAAGAGAAGGCCCGCCAGCAGGCCGCCATCGACGACGCCCTGCAGAAGGTCAGCATGGGCGAGGTCGAGCGCCTCAAGCTGGAGAAGCAGCAGGAGGCCGAGGGCCGCCTCGCTGATCGCAAGGCGTTCGCCGGCCGGCTGGCCGAGTCCGAGGCCAAGGCCGCCGCGCTGGCCGCCGGCATCGACCCCAAGTACCTCGCTCAGACCATGCGCCTCGCGGACCTGTCGGCCGCCGTGGGCGACGATGGCGAGGTAGACAGCGCCGCCATCAAGACGGCCATCGAGCAGGTCAAGACCGACTTCCCGATGGTCCTAGCATCGGCCCCGGCGAGCCCGCCGGCCAGCGGCGCGGACTTCTCTGGCGACCCCGGCAAGCGCCAGTGGACGCAGGCTCAGATCAGGGCCCTCGCCAACGACCCGACCGAGTATGCCAAGCACGAGGCTGAGATCGACGCCGCCGTGCGCGAGGGGCGCGTGCTGCGCGACTAGGGCTTGGAACGGCTCTCACCCTGAGTAGCCTAGTGTGCGCACCATGCTCATCGCCCTGCCAGGGGCGCGGCCCGCCTAGAGCGCGGGCCTTGTGGGAGAAGGTGCCCTCAGACCACAGGGGGCCGCCGACGGGCGTGACACGGATTCCGTTCATCCGTCTGTCGGAGGCCCCCTTTGGCACTCACCACGTTCATCCCTGAGGTCTGGAGCGGCAAGGTCAACGTCGCGAAGGACAAGAAGTTCGTCTACGCGTCCCTGTGCAATCGGGACTACGAGGGCGACATCGCTCAGGCCGGCGACACCGTCCACATCACCACGCTGGGTACGCCCACCGTGGCCCCCTACGTCAAGGGCGTGACGGTCATCGACCCGGCCCAGCTCGCGACCACGGATGACACCCTCGTCATCACCGAGTCGGAGTATTTCGCGTTCGAGGTCGACGACATCGACACGCGCCAGACGCAGGGCAACGTCATGCCCAAGGCCATCGTCAAGGCGGCCGAGGTCCTCGCGGACAACGCGGATCAGTTCATCGCCGCGCTCTACGCGGGCATCGCTTCCGGCAACGTCATCGACGCCCTCGCAATCACGGACGGCGACAAGGCGTACACCGGCCTCGTGTCCCTGCGGACGCTCATGACCGAGAAGGACATCCCGGCCAACGGCCGCTGGGTGGTCATCCCGGCGTGGTACACGGGCCTCCTGCTGGAGAACCCGAAGTTCGTGGCCAACCCGGCCCTCGCGCAGAGCGGCGCGAACCTGCTCAACGGCTTCGTCGGCCGCGCCGCCGGCTTCGACATCTACGAGTCGAACAACGTGCCGGTCATCACCGGGGACGACCACGCGGTCATCGCCGGCACGAACGACGCCATGACCTTCGCGGAGCAGATCAACAAGGTCGAGGCGTTCCGTCCGGAGTCGAGCTTCTCGGACGCCGTGAAGGGCCTGTACCTCTACGGTGCCAAGCTCGCCGATCCCGCCGGCCTCGTGTGCCTTGAGGCCAGCGAGACGGCTGTGGGCGGCTGACCCGACTGACCCTTCGGCTCGGGCCCGCGCAAGGAAACCCACTGGCACTGAGCCGTGAACCACCCGAGGCCGGGACTGCATGAAGCGGTCCCGGCCTCACCTTCAACTGGAGGCCGCATGGCACGGAAGAAGCAGACCCAGTACGTCGTGGCCAACGAGGCCGGCGGCGTCTTCAAGATGGACGAGCTGAGCCCCGCCGTCCTGCGCCACATCGAGCTGGGCAACATCGAGCTGATCGACGCTCCCGTGGTCGAGCCCGACAAGGCCGACGACAAGCCCGCCGACGCTCCCGCTGGCGACGACTCCGCGGACGCCCCGGTCGAGGACTGACCGTGTGGTACCGCCTGCCCAAGAGCGGCGCGCTCTTCTTCTCTGAGGCCCCCATGCGGGGTCTTGAGCCGGTAGAGGAGCCCGTACCCCTCTGCGCCGCGCCCGCCCCTGAGAGGGCCCCTGAGCCGGCCGAGGGTGGCGACGAGGCGTGACCCCCTACGCCGATAGCGAGGCCCTCGCAGACTACCTCGGCAGCACCGCGCCGGCTGACGCCGCCCGCCTGCTGGCCCGCGCCAGCGACCTGATGGACACCACGGTCCTCGCCCCCTTCGGCGTGGACCCGCTGACCGACCTGCCCGCCGATCCCGACATCGCCGCTGCCCTGGCGAACGCCGTCTGCGCTCAGGTCGAGTTCTGGTCTGAGGTCGGGGAGGCCAACGACGTGGACGGCCTCGCCGGCACGAGCTACTCCATGGCCGGCTTCAACGGCCAGCGCCCGCAGAGGGTCGCCCCGCGAGCCCTCGACTACCTGCGCCTCGTCGGCCTGCTCACGCCGGGCAGCGGGCTGGACCTGCTTCGATGATCCCGAGCGCTTCCCTCACCCACCGCCTGACCCTCAAGCCGGCGACCGGCCAGACCGGCCTCGGCGTCGCCTGCTACGGCGACCCGGTGACCCTCATGGCCGCCGTAGAGGGGGCCCGTGGCCGCGTCACGCTGCCCGATGGCTCCACCGCCGTGGCCGAGGCCAAGGCCACCATCCGTCCGGGCGTGACCGTGCCCCTCCTCAGCGATGTCGAGTGGCGCGGCCAGCACTACCGCGTGGCCGCGGTCGAGACGCTGATGGAGCGCCGGGGCGAGGCCGGCCTGTCGCTGACCCTCGTGGGGGCCCGCTGATGGCCTCTGTGGGTTGGCGCTTCGACAACCGTGCCGCCGTGGATCGCCGCGTCAAGGACGCCTGCGCCGACGCCGTGCTGGCCGGGGTCGAGGACATCCTCGGCGAGGCCACCAAGCTCGTGCCGTGGGCCGAGGGCACCCTGTCCGACTCCGGTGACACCGACGTGGACCGAGACGGCCTGACCGGCTCCGTCTACTACGGCGGCGAGGCCAGCGCCTACTGCGTCAAGCAGCACGAGGACACCGAGCTGGTTCACCTGAACGGCCGCGTGTCGAAGTGGCTGGAGACGGCCTTCCGCGAGTCGGTGCCACGGATCCGCGCCAAGATGGCCGGCATCATCCGGGGTGCGATGTGAACCCTACCCTCGCGCTCGCCCGCCACCTTGCCAGCGTCGGCTGCGGGACGTTCCTGGAGGACGCCCCCGGCGGCTCGATCCACCCCTACGGGCTCCCGCTCAACCCGGTGGACGCGCTGGCCGTGATCCCCAACGGCGGCAACCCGCTGGACGGGGCCCTGAGCCTCCCCTACGACGAGCCGACGTACCAGCTCCTGTCCCGCGCCGCGAGCGCCTCAGCGGCCCTTGACGTGTCCCAGCGGGCCTACTCCGCGCTACAGGGCTACGCCGGCGTCATGGACCCGGACGGCGAGGCCCTCCAGGTCATCCGCTGCGAGTCCATGCAGACCGCGCCGGCGTACATCGGCACCGACGACGCCGGCCACCACCGCTACAGCCTGAACGTCGCCCTGCAGCACAGGGCCCCGACGACACACCGACCCGACTAAGGAGAGCCCGATGGCAGCAGGCAAGGTACTCATGCGTGACGTGGTCCCGAGCATCAACACCGGGACGGACGTGGCCCCGGTGTGGGTGCCCATCAAGGGCCTCACCGAGCCCGTGGAGCACAGCCCCTCGACCAAGCGCGTCGAGCTGCAGGACGCCGACAGCGCCGGCCGCGAGGAGCACATGGTCGTCACCCGTGGCGACGCGTTCACCTGCAAAGGCTTCCGCATGGAGGACGAATCCAACGGCGACCGCGACGCCGGTCAGGAAGCCTGCGAGACGCTCGCCAAGCAGATCGGCACCGCGAGCCTCAAGCAGTTCAAGATCGAGAGCCCCGGCGGGGACGGCATCGTCTTCACCGCCAGCGCTCAGGTCAAGCTCTACGGCGGCAACGAGTCCGACGCCGCGCCGTGGGAGTGCGAGCTGACCGTCTCGGGCGACATCGCCCCGGCGGCCTGAGCATGACCCGCTTCATCGACTACGACGCCGCCCGTGCCGAGGCCCGCAAGGACCCTGTGGTCGTGCGGGCCTTCGGCCGGGAGTGGGAGCTGTACAGCGCCCTTCCGGCCCGCGTGGTTTTCGACATCGTTCGTGCCCAGGCGAGCGGCCAAGCAGAGTTCTCGACCCAGCAGGCGATGGACCTCATCACCCGGCTGGTCCCCGAGGGCGTCCTCGACGCTTGGCTCGACGCCGGCATGGTGTTCGACGACAGCTTCAACGCGCTCGTCCAGAACATCATGCGCGCCTACCTCTCCGGCCCCGACGAGGAGCCGGCCGAGGGAAAAGCGACGGGCCCGGACTCGACGCCATCCTCGACCACTGGGCTCTCGTAGAGGCCGACTTCCAGCGCGAGTACCGGCTGGACCTGAACGCCCTCTGCGAGCAGGCCACATGGCGACGGGTCGCCTCGCTGATTGCGGGCCTCTCCGCTGAGAGCCGCTACGTCGCCGCCCTCCAGCACACCCACACCCAGCCCACCGAGGTCACTGGCAAGGCTGCCAGCTCGTACCTCGCGAGCCTCGTAACGAAGGAGTAGCCGATGGCCCTCAAGGTGGGTGATCTGTACGGCGAGCTGGACCTGAAGACCGACAAGTGGGACCGGGGCATGGGCGGCATCAAGGGCTCCGTGGGCAAGCTCGCCGGCTGGCTCGCCGCTGCCGGCATCGGCGCTGTGGTGGCCGGCGGCATCTACAAGGCCGTCGACGCGGCATCCGACCTGAACGAGTCCGTGTCCAAGGTGGGCGTGGTGTTCGGGGACGCTCGCCAGATCGTCCTGGACTTCGCCAACGACGCCGCGACCAGCATGGGCATGAGCAAGCAGCAGGCC